CGGTACGAGAACGCCATCGTGGTGACCACGGCACCCACGAAAAAGCAGGTCGAGGTCCTGATGTGGGGTGAAATCCACAAGGCCCTCGTCAAGAGCAAATACCCCTTCCCATCTGCCAACCTCACAAAGCTGGAGTTCGATAAAACCAAGTACCCGATGCGGTACGCGCTCGGCTTCACGACGACCGTCCAGCAGCAGGATGAGGGCGTCAAGTTCCAGGGCTTCCACGCTGACCATGTGCTGATCATCATCGATGAGGCTCCCGGCGTTGACCCGAAGATCATCGAAGCGATTGAGGGCATCCGGGCCGGCGGCGATGTGCGCATCCTGAAGCTGGGAAACCCCACCATATCCTCTGGTGCCTTCTACGACGAGTTCCACAGCAAGCGCGCCAGCATCCAACCGTTCACCATCAGTGCGTTCGATACGCCCAACTTCGAAGGCATCAAACTTTCCTATGAGGCTCAGGACTCAGAAGGCGCTCCGATCACCGTAACCCTAGGTGATCCTGATGGCCGCGACCTGATGGACCTGTCCGAAGAAGAGCTTGACCAGAACGTCATGCCATGGCTGACCACCAGGCGGTGGGTCAAGGAGCGGTTCGAGGAGTGGGGGCCGGGAGACTTCCGTTGGGATTCACGAGTAATGGGAGACTTCCCCTCTCAGAGTCCTGATGCCCTGCTGTCTCTGGCATGGCTGGAGCGCGCGCAACGGGACACGCGGACATACGAGGGCAAGGTGGGCATCGGAATCGACGTGGCGGGTCCTGGCGAGGATGAGACGGTCATGGTGGCCCGCTGCGGATTCCAGATTCTCGAAATCATAGGCTGGGGCAATCCAGATCCCCGCGGAGAGCTGGTGAGCGCACTCCGGAAGTATGGAGACACAATCGGGACTCTCAACGTTGACTCGGCTGGCATCGGCTACTACCTCCACAAACACCTGCAAGACCTTGGATTCCCGTCCAACGCGGTCAACGTGGGCGAGTCGCCGGCGGACAAAGAGCAGTTCGTGAACCTCAAGGCTGAACTGTACTGGGGCTTGCGGATGCGCGCAAAGAGCGGCGACCTGGCAGGACTCTTAGACGAAACGTCTATCTCACAGCTTGCCAGCATCCGGTGGAAGCCAAACAGCCGCGGACAGACGGAGATTGAGTCCAAGGAAGCGATGCGGAAGCGTGGCGTCAAGAGCCCGGACCGTGCTGAGGCAATCATGCTGGCATTTGCAAAAGTTGCAAAGAACGGCGCCGGGCTGCTGGAGTATTACCAGGGCATCACGGCGGTGCAAACGGGTGGAGATCAGGACCCTAACCCCAAGACTCCTGGCTTTAGACCTGCATCTACCATCGCCACACCCGTCAAAGCACCCGCTCTGACCGCCTACAACCGCGCTATGGCTGCCCTTGCGCCCCAAGACCTCTGCGATCATTGCGGCAAACCTCTTGGCGATACCGTGGTTGAAGAGGGCATACGCCGGATGCACCCGGACTGCGCAAGGCCATCGTGGGCGTCCTGATGCGTTATACAATTTTGCTTGTTATACGCATCGGGACTGTTATACAATCCGTCCATGAGCAAACTGGTTGCAATACGTCTCCCCGATGAACTGGCGGCAAGGATTGACGAACGGGCCAAAGCGGAATCAATGAGCCAAACTGCGGTGATCGTAAACGGGCTTTGGGCTGCTCTGTGTCCTGTTGAGGTAGCGGAGGGCCACCAGCGCGGCGGCAAGACGGACGCAGCCAAGCGGACGATTCAAGCCCTTGTCGCCCCGAAGCTTGGCAGGACTCGAAAGAACATCCAACTGGTGCCAAAGCGCGCCCTTAGCAGGACACCAGAAAACCTCAGTCTTGCCGACAACCGTGATGCCCGTCCAGCCCACGCACCGGGTTGCAAGTGCCTGATGTGCCAAGGAAAGTGAGGATCTATGAAAATCGAATTCAAAGCCGGGACTCTTGACATATCAGACGTAGACCCATCGCCAGAGGCTCCGATACGAGAAGCACTTGAGCCATTTCAAGGTTTAATCGTGACCGATTATCTCTTGTCACGCGCAAAATCGACCGTGCTCGAAGTGATCGAACAATTTGAATCAAACCCGCTGAAAGATTACCTGAAGGCCCGTCGTTGATACACTAGACCACGGGAGCACAAACCATGGCCTTGTGGGATGAACCGACAGAGATCAACGACGATACAGTGTTTGGAAAACGGCTGAACGACAAGGCATTGCAGAAGATGCCGGACGCTACAGGCGGCTCGATGACGCTCCTGAATCCGAGATATGGACTCTTGAGCGCAAGGAATCGCGGTGGCGTTCGGCCTACTCTTCCAAATCGGGACCCTGAAAACGACCGTCCTGGCCCTGATGACCGCCTCCTGCCATCCGACTTCATCCCCGACGTAGACGAAGAGCGCAACCGCTTCAGCCCTTATCAACCCGTAGCGCCCTTTGGCCCCCCGTCGATCTTGGATGCCCGCGAGTGGGACTATCCCACCGGATACAACCTTGAGATCGTCAACCGGCACATCGTCCTTGGAGAGATGCTGCGGGGCATCGTGCGCGGCTCGGGAATCATCGCCAACGAACTTAGCGCGCGTGTCGACGAACTGGTTAGCCTGCCGTGGAAGTTTATCCTGAAGAACCCAGCCAAGGGCGTGAAGTCGGAAGACGACCCGCGCATCAAGGAACTCAACGCCTTTTTCAAGATGCCAGACCGGAAGATTCCGTACCCGCAATGGATGGAGATGATCTTCCGCGAGCGGTACACCATTGATGCGGCCACCGTCTACATCTGGAAGAATCGAGCCGGCACAAAGCCCTACGCTCTGGAAGTGATCGACGGCAACACCATCGTGCCGAAGATCGACGACCGTGGCCGCATCCCCGACTGGCCCTCCCTGGCCTACGTCCAGATCGTCAAAGGTCTCCCGATGGACAACTTTACCGAGCGGGAGATTGTCTACATGCCGCGGCATCGGTGGGCGCAGAATCCAATCTGGGGATATTCCGAGGTTGAGCAGATCCTGATGGAGGCCACTCAGCAGGTCCGCAAGACGATGTACATGTTGAATTTTTGGGCAGAAGGAACGTGTCCTGATGTGATGGTTTGCTGCCCGGAGAACTGGTGCTACAGCGAAGACACAGAAGTTCTCACACAGCGCGGATGGAAGCGATTTACGGATGTGGATATTGAGAGTGATAAGTTTGCCACGCGCAAGCCAGTAACGAAGGAGTTCCAATGGCAAAAGGCTACCGGAATCAATCTACAGCCATATAGCGGGGAGATGGTCCACCTCCAATCCCGGTCGATTGATTGCTTGGTGAATCCTCCGCACCGCGTCCTGCTTTCAAAGCGCAACGGGGATGAGCGCATAGTTTTAGCGAAAGAACTACTTGAATCCCACATCGACGGTGATCGTATCCCCATTGTTTCCAACTGGAACGAAGGGAAAGAGATCAAGACAAGAGTGTTTTCCCAAATAACGAAGAGGGGTGGAGGGTTCGCCCTTGAAATGACCGGAGATCAGTATTGCGCTTTCATGGGAGCGTGGCTTGCTGAAGGGCATACCGCTTGCTCTGGAAGAGTGGCTGGGATCACCCAAGCATCCGACGGCAAAGGGTTTGCGGCGTACTGGGAACTCGTAAACAACATCAAAATCAAAGGAAAGGCCCCAAGCTATGATGGGAAGTCGATAATTGTCTGCAACGCTCCACTCGGCAGATATTTATCAAAGTTTGGACACGCTAGCGAGAAATATGTACCCGCTGAGATCATGAATGCAACCCCGCGCCAGATTGAGATCTTTCTTCGCTACTACGCTTTGGGAGATGGATCAAAGACAGCTCCGGTAATTTACACGTCCAGCCGGAAAATGGCGGATCAATTGCAGGAGTTGGTACAGAAAACGGGGAAATCGGCGACTATAGCCGAGGACGATAGGCGTGGCAGGAAACTAAAGTTTGAAGGAAACAGGGAAGGGAATACAAACCACGTCAGCTATATCGTGAGCATGAGCGATAGCAAAATGCGGCGTTTCTCTGTTGCCTCAGAGCAATACTCGGGCATGATCGGATGTGTCAGTGTCCCGAACGGGATACTCTACGTTCGCCGCAACGGGAAGGCTTGCTGGTCAGGAAACACGGCAGAGCAAATTGCCCTCTGGCAGGGAACTTTCGACGCGCTGATGAGCGGGAATCTGAAGCTCAAGTCCAAGATGCGTTTCATCCCTGGCGGTGGCAAACCTTTCGAGATGAAGGGCTCGGCCGGCGACTTGCTTAAGTCGGAATATGACGAGTGGATGGCCCGCATCGTTTGCCGCGCCTTCAGGACCGACCCCAAGCCCTACATCAAGGAGCCTGAGCCGCGCGCCAACTCTGAGCAGCTTCAGGAGCAGATGCGCGCTCAAGGGCTCAACGGAGAGATGCTCTGGTGGTCCAGCTTTATGGAGCGCCTGATATTTCTCGGCTGGGGATGGGATGACATTGGACATGCGTTCGATCAGAACGAGGAGGTAGCGGCGACTGACCAGGCTACCATCGACACGTCCAACACATCTCTTGGCGCCAGAACTATCAACGAACTACGGGACCGGGACGGATTGGACGCGGTAGAGGGCGGCGACGTGCCGATGGTCAAGACTGGCACCAGCTGGATGCCTCTGGCGGTCCTGGCGGCGCAGACGGCGATGCCTACCGTGGCAGCACCTGGCGCGTCTGGCGGGCCTTCAGGATCAGGAAAGAGTACCAGCAAGCCCACTCCCACGCAAAAGGAGGCCGGGACGGAATCCGACCGCCCTTTAGCAAAGCGGGGAAGTCACTGGAGCAGGTACTAGCGGCCTACCTCAAGCGCAAAGGAAAAGAGGCGGCAGCAGGACTCACTGTCGAGAAACTGGCAAAGGCCGCGAAGAAGAAGCCAGAGCATCAGGACACGATAGACGTTCTGGTGGACTGGGGTGACCTAATACCAGAGGTAACGCCCTACCTTGAGACTGATGCAGTTGCAGGTGCCACAGAGTTCCTGACCGACCGCGGCATTGCAGAAGACTCGGACATGTGGACCAAAGTCTTGGACGAGGCGCGGCAGATGGCTCGGGAGCGCGGCGCGGAGCTGGTGGGCAAGCGCATCACAGACAAGGGCGAGATCGTTGATAATCCCGATGCCCGCTACGCCATCACAGAGACGACGCGCGAGAACCTGCGAGAATTGATAAGCAAGTCGGTCGATGAAGGATGGACGACGACCGAACTTCAGCACAACATCCTCCAAAGCGAGGATTTCAGTGCGGCGCGCGCTCTGACCATCAGCAGAACCGAAAGCATGTACGCCTACAACCACGGCAAGCATGAGGCGGCTAAAGGCACAGGGCAGAAGTTCAAGCAGAGTTTCCCTGGCGAGGGGTGCTGTGAAGAGTGCCAAGAAAATGCAGATGCGGGTCTCATCCCTATCGACGAGGATTTCCCGTCTGGAGATGACTGCCCCCCATTTCATCCTGCGTGTAGGGACGGTATCGGCTATTCTGAAGCGAAGGACGATAGCGAATCAGAGGGAGAGGAATAGATGGCGGCAACAGGACGCATAAAACTCGATGAAGAGTCGGCGCTGAAGAGTATGCCGACCACCGCAGAGGCTATCCTGCGCTCTGCCCAGGCACTAAGGCCGTTACTTCCCTGTCAGGACTTCTACGGAGAGACGACCATCATATGGGAAGATGGCCGCCCGCTCCGGTTGATGTTTGGGAAGTGGTCAATCAAGATCTAGTTTGCCAGCACCGCGCGCGTTCTCCGGCACCGATCACAATCGCAAATCTCAGGGTGCGGTGTAACATCATCATTACTCCCGCAATACGATAGGCCGCGCAATGTTAGCCGGAGTGGAGCGTATGGGCAATATCCAAAAGCGTCCAGACGAGTGCCGCAATCAGGGCAATGTGTAGGTTTTTCCATCTCAAATCCTCCGATAAAACTCAACCGTTTAGTTGATAAACCGAGAATAGCACCCCTAGTGCGCATGTCAACAGAAAAGTTTAATAACTGCGTAATATTTATGTTGATAAACCCGGCGAGTGGTGGTTTAATAATCCCATCAGTACAGAAAGAGGCTCGACATGATGGAAACAGAACGGATCACCAATGAAGTGATGGATATGCACCAAATACCCACCCGTCGGCAGGTAGAGCTTGACCGCCAGTGGTCAGAAACGGGCTATGAGGAGCTGGGCATTGGATTCGATCACACCGGCCAGTACCACTATCCGCTTGCCAACGTACTCGGCGAAGGACCGAACGTCAGCGAGTTGCGGAACGAAGATGGACTCAACTTCTTCGTTGGCATCCGCAACGCATTCGCTTTTGAGGTCCTGGCAGGACTCGTAATCTGGAGCTTATGGGAGCTGCATCACCCCATCATGCTCCTGACCCACTGGCTGGTGGGCCATGCACGTTAACCTCCGCAACGCCTACCTGTGCGTCGATTGTGATGCGATTGGCGACTCTCCAGAGCAGTGCCCAGCCTGTGCGAGCCGGTTGGGCATCCTGCCGCTGATTACCATCCTTAACAGGACTCAAAAGGAGGAACATTGTACGCAACCAACAGACAAGCCGAAGCGGAGGCTATTGTCAGGATTCTGCAAGAAGACAGGAGCCGTGAAAATGGCGATGGCGACTGTTCATTGTGCGGAGGGTTCGAGGATCACGATGAGTCCTGCCCCTTCCGCCTTTCAG